GTGCATATACGAGTGCACAAAAGCTCAAATTATGTGGTTTTTGATATGGGTCGCAGAATTGATGATAGTAGTCCTGATCGCCATTTAACGCTGATAAGAGGGATTTATTATTATAGGCGGCGCGTGCCGGGTAGTGTTGCAGCGCGTGATGCGCGCGCGCCTATCGTGAAGCAGTCCTTATTAACGACTGATCTCGTTGTTGCCCGTGCGAAGCGTGATTTGCTGGAAAGGGCCGATGGGGAGCTTTGGGCTTCCCTTGTTGTTGGTGGTGATGTTGATACGGCTAGGGCGAAATATGACGCTGCCGTTAAGAGGGTTGAGGCGCTGGGCTTCACATTCCATACTGCCAAGGAAATTGCTTCTGAGCCGCTTGATGCTATTTTGAAACGCATTGAGACCCTGCTTGTGCCATCCAATCAGCAGGGCTCGGTTGCATCTGCTGTTCTCGGCTCGGTTGATGAGCCTAAGGTGACCTTCTCCAAGGCGTTTCAGATATACTGCTCCCAGATTGCGGCTGATCAGTTGCGCGATAAAAGCGAGGCGCAGCGGCGCAAATGGCAGCAACAAAAACAATCCGCAATTAATTATTTTATAGAAATCAATGAGGATAAGCTCATTGATGACATTACGCGTGCGGACGCATTGAAGCTGTATAATTTCTGGCTGGGACGCATTGCGCCGGAAAATGGTGAGGCTACACATACAGCGACAGCAGGCAATCGTATTATCGCGGATTTGCGCATAATCTATGGTCGTTACTACACTCATGTTGGCAAAAAAGAACGTGAAAATCCGTTCGCGGATCTCGGTTATGCTGAAAAGAAGAAATCGCGACCCCCATTTACGGCAGCTTGGATTAAGGACAAAATCCTTGTGCAAGGTGCTTTAGCGGGCATGAATGAAGAGGCTCGCGGGGTTGTTTTAGCCTTGATTGAAACCGGCGCACGTCCAAGTGAGATCTGCAATCTGCTGCCGGAACATATCCATGCCAACGCTGAGATACCGTATATTGAGATAACGGCGGTTGATGAAGGCGATGGCAAGCGCGAAATCAAAACCGAGTCATCAAGGCGCAGGATACCGCTTATCGGTGTGGCGGTTGAAGTGTTTAAGAAACACACGAACGGTTTTCCCCGTTACCGACATAAAGAAACACATATGTCGAACACATTGAATAAATATTTCAAGAACAATGAGTTGTTTCCGACCGATAAGCACAAAATTTATTCATTCAGGCATGCATTTGAGGATCGGATGAAAGAGGCCGGACTTGATGTAGAGCTGCGGCGCTCATTGATGGGGCATACAATTGACCGGCCTAATTATGGTGAGGGCGGTTCACTGAAGTGGCGACATTCTGAGTTGAGAAAAATTGCGCTACCATACGATCAGATAATTGTATGAGGCCAATAAAAAACCCCGCTGCAGCGGGGTTTTTTTATTAATCACGACCCAGAAAATAGTGGGGTGATCCAACTGTTTGTGCGTTACGGAAGTCTTCAAGTGCTTCTTTGTAAGCTTCGTGTGATTTTTCTGCAAGCGAGGTTAGTTTGGCAGAAAAGCTGACCGGTTGATTCTTTGTTGCGGGTTCGCGCGGTGCTTGATTGTTCGGCATATTTAACCCCTTAATACGTCCAGATAAAGTGATTCAAATCATTATGAAGGCGTCAGTAGCAAATGTCGGATAATAAGGCCATGATTTCTTCAAAAGGTACAGAGATAAAATTTCCTGACATTGTTATCGGTGTTGTCTCGCCAGTTGGGGTGGATATCAAGCAGGTTATTGATGAGCTCAGGTCGCGATTTGAAAAGGTTGGATATCAATCCCGTCATATCAAACTTACAGACACGTTTCCTGAATTGGCAGGTGAATTTAACTATCAAGGCTTAAAGAGCGGCAATAAATTTGAACGCATTACGTCATATATAAAATTCGGGAATAAGATTAGAGAAAATATTTCAAAAGACTTTTTGTCACGTGTGGCAATTTCATTAATTTCTGCGGAGCGAGAAAAAAGTAGAGAAAATGGCCTCAATAGACGCACTACTGATAAAAAAGGCATAGTATATATTGTCGATCAGCTTAAGACTGAAGCTGAATTAAAACTGCTGAGACAAATTTACGACAAAACATTTTTTCAGGTTTCGGTTTACTCCGCGAGGGATATTCGCGTCGATAATTTATCACGTGCAATGGCGCACGATAATAAACAGGCAGATCGGAATAATTATCGTCAAAAAGCTGAGCATGTTGTTGCGAAGGATGAGAACGAACCGGATAATGAGTTCGGTCAAAAAGTTGGAAAAATATTTCAGTATGCTGACGTCGTATTTAACGTCGATAGGACTGATGAGAAAAATAAATTGTCTGTTCAAGTGAAGCGCTTTGTCGAGCTCTTATTTGGAAATAATGGGTTTTCCCCTACCAGATTAGAGTATGGAATGTATTTGGCACATTCAGCCGCACTTAGAAGTCTTGATTTGTCTCGCCAAGTTGGTGCCGCTATTTTTCGTTCGTCAGGCGAAATTGCAACGCTTGGTGCAAATGAAGTGCCAAAAGCGACAGGTGGTTCATACTGGTGCGATGAAATATTTGATGCACGTGAGTATACATTAAATCGTGATAGCAATGATGCGCGTAAAGATGAGCTGCTTCATGAAATAGTTGAAATTTTGCGGGGTAAGAACGCTGAGCTGGATAAAGATCTTCAAAACAAGCTTGAAGAATCTCAATTTATGGATGCGCTTGAATACGGACGTATTGTCCATGCTGAGATGTCTGCTCTGTCGGATGCCGCTCGACTCGGAATCTCTGTAGCAGGTGGTACGCTTTTTTGTACTACATTCCCGTGCCATATGTGTTCAAAACATATTGTTGCGAGTGGAATGGCGAAAGTAGTGTTTTTGGAGCCTTATCCAAAAAGCTTAACAGCAGATCTTCATTCTGACTCGGTGAAAATTGAAGGGACTTCTCGTGGTTCATATGACCGCTTTCCGTCTGTAGATTTTATTCCTTTCTTTGGGATTACGCCGGCTCGTTATCGTGAGCTTTTTACTCGGGCGAAGCGGAAAAAAGACGGAGCATTTTCTCCGTACAGGGATGGGTTCCCTCGACCAATCGTTTCAAGTTTAATGCCTGCTTATCTGGAATTGGAGTCTGAGATGAACAAACTATTAGTAGAGTATCTAAATGTTGGTAAAGCTAAGACATGGCCAGAGCCAGAACCAGACTTGATGTGATTTTACTGTCACTTATTGTGATATCTGATTATGTGGTTCCAACTTCAACCGTTTAGCTCGAGCAAAAACTTCTGCCATTTTATTTTCCGTTGAAGAAAGCTGCTCTAGCTCCATTTCCAAGCGCTCGTAAATAGGCAGGCATTTCACGCCGTCTTCACCAAGCTTCACCATCCAATGTGCAAGGATGTCCATTGCGCGTTCAATACGCGCACTGGTTATAGGTTGCGGTTTGGTACGGCGGCTGTCCGTCATTCACAAAACTCCGCGTATTGTATCAATGCGCCGTACCCCTCTCGGGTGAGGGCATACCCTGCTCCGTAAAACTCACCTTCATCAGTGGTACCAGCACGGAAGTACGCTAAGTACCCTAATTGTGCGAGATGATGAACTGCGAGACGGATCTCCTCACGCAGCAGGCCTGTGCGTTTCTGAAGGTCTTTGAAATGGAAACCGGTGCCATCATCCAGCCCCTTATAAGCGGCAAATACTCGCTCCTGTTCTACTGTCAGCTTCATTGTCTGGCCTTCCATGCAGCGAAAACAATAATTGCGATAAGAATGGCGGCGGTGGCGAGGTAATCGGATGCAAGTTGGAGCATTGCGGGTCTCCACCTCAGATTACGTTGAGCGCTTGCAGTAAGCGCATTGTAAACGGTTGCAGATCCTCAGCGTTGAGATCCAGCAGCTCACCTGACACCCATCCGCCATCGCCGTCAGGCAAGCTGGCTGCTATGCCTTCACTACGCAGGGCATAGTTTATTGCGTATATGATCTCAGCTTCGGTTGGTTTGGCTTTCTCTGACATTGTTCATGCACTCCTATGCCCGCATGGGCATGATGATGAAAACTGGTGGTTCGCCGCTCTCTGGATCCATGACGGGTGATGCAAGGCACGGGTCGTTTGGTGTGTTCAGAGCGAACCGGATTTCTTCTGCATCCGTCGCACCAAGAACATTGATGCAGTATTTGTAGTTGAGGCCGATTACTGTCTCTTCTGCGGGGCTTTCTGAAAGTGCGACTGCATCTTCCATGCGTCCGGTTGCGGGATTATCTATCTCCAACCGGACATCATCAGCGCCAAACGTGAATTTCACAGACTCTGAACGTTCGCCTACGACCAAACTGACGCGACCAACTGCCGTGAGCAGGGCTTCACGATCGACAATGTAAATTTTGTCATTGGTGGTAGGGATGATGCGTTGATAATCGGGAAACCTGCCGTCAACCAACTTTGATGTGACCGTCACACCATCCTGATAGGACACGCGGATCTTGCGATCTGACAGGCTGATTTTAATCATGCCTTCAGCCTTGGCGCAGTGAGCCAGCAAATTGAGAACGCCACGCGGAATGATCACGTCCGGCATATTCTCTGAGCCGTCTGGCGCACTGATTTTCATATGCGCAAACTGATGTCCATCCGTTGCGGCAAAGGCCAGATGGTTATCAGTGCGGTGCATGAAAATGCCGGTAAGATAATAACGGGTTTCTTCCGATGAAACTGCGAACCCAACGGATGATAAAACCCGTGATAATGAGCTGGCTGATATTTCAAACTCATGTGAAAAGCCACCTGCCTCCATCGCAGGAAAATCAGTTGCTGGTAGCAGGGGAAGCTGCAAGCGCGACCGTCCGGCTTTAATATTCAGAACTGTGTCATCGCCTTCAAAGTTAATTTCGCAGCCGTCAGGTGCTTTATTAATTGCGCTATGCAGAAGAGCTGAAGGGACTGTAAACATTGGGAAGTCTGTTATTCCAGACTGCCGAGCCGTTACTTTCACTTCACTATCAAGATTGGTTCCGGTGACGGTTACAAACCCGCCCTCGCACTGAATGAGTACATTTCCAAGAATTGGAATTGTAATGCGTTTTTCTACAACACGGTTTGCAGCAGCAAGAGCAGGAAGCAATGCGCGTCGTTCAATAGTGAAGTCTATATGTGCAGCTTTGTTCATGCTGCTACCTCGGAGAGTTTGGCGTCACGTTCCAGCCGCCACATCAGGAAGAGTGCAGCGCTACTGGAGCGTTCGGTTTCGGTGATTTCGGAGAATTGTTTGCGTCGCCGTTTCTGGTCAGCGCGGTTCGCATGGATCCGCAGCAAGCAAAACGGGGATGCGCTGTTACAGTCCGGCAATGAGCATTTGAAGCAAGGGTCATTCATCATTGCCTTGCCGCTCCTGTTCAGATTGAAACACGGAAGATTTGTCAGATGATGTTTTCAGATCATGTTGCTGTGGGGCGATAAACCAGCCCTGAGGCAAGAGAACCTCTTGATAAAACGAGCCATCTTGCTGCAAATAAAAGCGAACTTTCATTTCCGCAAACGGGGGCTGTTTTATATGGAAACCAAGGATTTGCGCGATCATGCGCAGTGGGCTATTGCGTTGGTTCTGGCGGGGATTGCCATGGCCGTACCGTCTATCGTTGCAGGTGATAAGAACGCTTTTCTGATCGCACTTGGTATGATCCTCTATGGCGTTGGCCAGATGCGGAATCGTCAAACACAGCAGGCCATTGTCACCAATGATTTTGGTGTTCTCCAAGGAACAATCACCGGCAACCCGCATTTTTTCACGCTTGTTGGTACGACACTTAGTATTGCTGGCATCGTTCTCTTTGGTCTGGGGCTGTATCGCCTCATTTTTTGATGCTGAACTCATGCCCGCACCGCCTTTACATAGATCGAATTGTCGGCTCTTCTGGCAGTCATGCGTATGATCTGCGGGAATCTTCGCGGGCAATTCTTAAAGGTAAAGGGGGAGCTATGAAGTTCAGGGGCTTGGCAGTGATCTTCGAAACTTAGATTTCTCAATGGTATATAGGGGGCAGTATGCCAACATTTGAGTTTCGCATCATCAATCCGAATAGCGGTCGTAAAATCAAACGAATTAAAAAGGCATTTGATGAGGAGCAACTGGTTGAATTGCTTGCAACGGACGGTCTCGCTCCACTTGATGTAAAAATAATTCCCGATGAGCCTGCTTCTGAGGCGCAATTGGGCCTTATGAGAGCGAAAATGCTCCATATTCCGGCGGGGGTAACCAAAGACGAAGCATCCAGCTTGCTGGATAACTTCTTTGAAAGGCGGAGTATCGCTGAGCCGAAAGATTTTGAAGTAGCTAGAAAGATGCGTGTTGATGTCAATCAATATGCAAATAAAAAAAGGCTTTTTTACAGCATTTTCATTGACTTGACGCAGCAAGGCGACATGCAGAGGCTTGGTGCCTGGTATGCTTATCGTGTTTATAGAAGTGGTTGCGACCGCGATCAAAGTGATGCCGTTAGCGATCCTTTGGACATGCGATTTTCTGCGATAGGTGCGCTTATAGCTGCAGATGCTAAGCTCGTTGCCTCGCTGAAGAGAGCTGTCACCAGTTCCAGCGTGCATTTCCGTTGGTTTGGTATATTTGAGGCTCCCGACGGAACCTCGTTGCAAGGTGATGGTATTCATTCTGAAGTTTATAAATTTGTGGCTAATCATCTGAGTGATTGCGGCTTGCTTAAACAGCAAGTCAAATCGGCTAGCGCTAACCCGAATAGCGGTCGTGTTGCTCAGCGACACGACCATCAACAGAGTGGATGGCAGGCGGAAGCATCCACGACCAAGAAGAAATTCGGGTTTTGGAGTGCCGTTGAGCTGCTCGCTATACTGCTGGGCTTGTATTGGGTTGCGAAATGGTTGTTTAGCTAACATCACAACGCCCCACTTATCGCATTGCGCTGACGCGCAAGATGGGCGGCATAAAGCCCAAAACGGCTAATATCATCTTTTGAATAACCGCGTAGTTGCAGGTTTTCTTGCGTTGTTCGTACGCCCGCAGCATCCATGTGCTGCATTGTGGCGGCCATTTCATCCACTGACAGTTTCTGCCAGCCCGTATTCAAATGCTTATGGATATTTTCCAGTTTGAGCATGATTACATCTCCACATGACATGGTGTTAAAATGCGCATTACGCACATTTATGTCAATAGAAAATGTGCGTAATGCGCAATTTACGATTTGCGCACGCAGTTAATGTGCATAATAACGACTGGTACTATCGAATCAAACAGTAACTCAAATGGGGGATGGGCAAGAGAATATTACCTGCCTGCCGATAATCTGCAGTGCGTCCAATAGGACGTTAGACGCAATCGTAGATATTACGGGGAGCGAAATGGATATATCTACTGAGTTAATCGTGGAATGGAATAGATTAACAAAACGGGAAAAGAAAATATTTATCGCTTTCTGGCAGCAATTAAAGCCTTCAAAAGCGGGAGCATTGCAAGTTTGTCTTCTTCGCTTGCTTCAGCAACAAGTCGATTAAATTCTAAATCTAACTCATTGTTTTCACTGTCTGTACTGGTGGTTGGCGGGTTGCCTTCTCCTGTCAACAACCAAGCCTCGCTTACTCGATACGCCCTTGCATATTGCGTAGATACGCGTCCAATCCCACGATTGCCTTGTTCATGCTGAGCATACGAATTGTAGTTCCAGCCGAAAAACTCACATGCACTTTTGGCTGTTTTAAAGCCACGTGCAATCCGAGCCTGTTCTAATCGTTTGGCAAAATCTGGTCTTGTATCTGTCATGGTTTGCATATTGCACACTTTCAATGTGCGTTTCGTCTTGACAAATAATTGTGCTTAACGCACATATTTGATATGACCGAAACGATTTTAGACATTCCATCACTACGGAAAGCGCTGCGGCTCACTCAATCTCAGTTGGCTGAGATGGCAGGTGTAAACTTGTCAACAGTTTGGCGTTGGGAAAATGGTGGGGTTCCTAAGAGGGGTCCAGCACGGGCTTTTCTCATGCGATTGCGTCAAGAATCTAACGGTATGATAACTACGTCTGCCTTGCCCCCGACAGACGTAAACGGAGCGCAATGCTGTGAAAACACTCATTGCGCTCCGACAGCCATCTATCCGGAGGGTGTTTGATGTTTTGGCGAAGCTTTGCGGCATGACCTTTAGTTCCTAGTGCGGCTGTTCTGACAGTCTGAATTTTTCACATTGAAACCTTTCCCACAACGGGAAACGCCGCTGGGTTTTCCCAGCGCGGGAAACCTTTTGTCTTTTTTTATTGGAGTTGATCATGGCTGATATCTCAGATGCATGGTTTTACCGGCTTAAAGCGGCGCAGCGCGACCTGATTAAACAGTGCGGCGGGATAGAGCGGGCAGGTGATATAACATCATTCGGCAAAAGCACTGTTGGCCGTTGGAATAACTCAACGGATTCAGAACTTATGCCCATCTCCGCAGCGTTGCTGCTCGAGGCTGAATGCGGCACGCCGCTTGTGACCGCCGTTATGGCTGATCTCAATGGTCGTAGGCTACAAGACCCTGATGATATGGGCACAACCACCGGCAACATTCTCTCACGTTATGCAGAAACAGTGCGCCAATCCGGTGAGCTGATGGCGGCAGGTGCGCAAGCTTTTGCTGACGGCAGAATCTCTCCTGCAGAGGCGACACAGCTCGACCGCGTTGCGGCTGATGTTGAGCGCTCATTGTCGGAATTTCGCAAAATTTTAGCAGGGGCACGGGCTGATGGTGGCCTGCGCGTGGTCAATGATTGAGCCTGATTGGTGGCTAATCTGAAAGGAAACGGCATGCGTGCAGTGGTAATTGCAGAGAAAGACAAAATATCAACACCGCAGCATCTGGGCGCACCGCCAATGCTGAATTGGTTGCCGATTTCTGATCTAGTGATTGATGATCAGTATCAGCGGGAACTCAACCGTGCGAACTGGACTGCGATTTCAAAAATCGCCCGTGATTTCCATTGGTCACGGTTTTCACCGGTGTTTGTTGCGCCGTCTCTTGGCGGAAAATATGCAATTATTGACGGTCAACACCGCACGCATGCCGCAGCGCTCTGCGGTATTGAAATGGTGCCTTGTCAGATTGTGCAGATGGATGCCAAGCAGCAGGCCGCAAGTTTTGCCGCAATTAATGGTATGGCGACAAAAGTCACCCCTTATCAGATTTTCCGCGCCGGTCTTGCAGCAGGTGAAGCATGGGCGATTGCTTGTGCTGAGACGTGTTCCGATGCTGGCTGCCGGTTGATGACATCATATGTGTCTGGTGAAGGCAAGAAGCCCGGACAGATCACCACTATTTCGTTGATCCGCTCTCATGTTGATAAAGGGCGGCGGGCATCGGTCACATTAGCTTTGCGCGGTGTACGCAATTCAGAGTTTGGTAAAGATGCCGCTGCTTATGCCACAGAAGTGCTGAAACCATTGTTTGCCGCAGTGGTTGACCGGCCGTGGTTGGCAGATAACGGTACTGATCTTGCCGGTTTCATGGATGATTTTGACATCTATTCCGCACTGGATAATGCCGCAGAGTTTGCCAAGCGCAAACGGCGCGAAAGTGTAGATATTAGCCGTTTTGATATAGCTGCGGCTGATATCGGCTCAGCTCTCGACAAGGCGTTTCCGCAGCGAATGGCTTTGCCTGCTCCCATAGGGGCTGGCCATGACTGACGATATTTCAGGCGACAGCGCACAATCAATTGCTGTCGGCCAGCTTCGCGCTTTTATCGAGCGAATTGAGCGGCTTAATGAAGATAAGCAAGGAATTGCTGACGACATCAAAGTCGTCTTTGCTGAGCTGAAAGCTTCAGGTTTCGATACAAAAGCTGTCCGCACCATCATCCGTTTACGCAAAAAAGAACCACATGAGCGCCAAGAAGAGCAGGCGATGATCCAGCTCTATATGGATGCGCTCGGCATGGAATGAGGGGCAGTCCATGACGCAAGTTTATGATCCTTATTCAGCGAAGCCAGTAAAGGCTAGCAAGGCTCCTGCACCAAAGGAAGCGCAGAAAAAAGCGGCTTCGAAACGGCCAGTCGCTTCGGTAATGAAACCCGCGCCTGAGCCGGATTTTTATCCGCCACATCCGCTGGCAGATATGTTTCCGATGATCGATGAACCGGAACGCATTTTGCTTGCCGATGATATTGCCGTTCATGGTCAGCATGAGCCTATATTGCTGCTGGAAGGCATGGTTCTTGATGGCCGCAACCGGCAGTGGGCTTGTCGCCATGCCGGTGTGAAGCCGGTTTACGAGCAGTTTACCGGCTCTGATCCGTTGAATTTTGTACTTTCCAAAAACCTGCGCCGGCGGCATTTGACCGAAAGCCAGCGGGCAATGGTGGCTGCATCCATCGTTGATTGGGAGCGCGGCGTTAATCAAACCACGGGCGGATCAGCAAATTTGCCGACCCGCACTGCAGCGGCGAAACTATCCATTTCAGAGCGGGCGGTGACAGCTGCACGGCGTGTTCGTGATCACGGCGCACCGGAACTGATTGACGCTATTCGGGCAGGCAAAGTTTCGATCCATGCCGGTGAGGCGTTGTCCGAACTGCAGCATGCGGAACAGTGCAAGATTGTCCGCCAAGAGCAAAAGCAGATCGTCGCCAAAGCAAAGGAAATCCGCACAGATAAGCAGCGGGTGCGCCATGCTGCGCGTCTGATCAAAATGGAAGCTGTTGCCAGAAACGGCAGCGAAACTGCGCCCGATAGGGTTCTGCTCAAATATCCAGTTATCTATGCGGATCCGCCGTGGAAGTTCGGAGTTCGCTCCGAGGTGACTGGCCGTGAGAAAAGCGCGGAAAATCATTATCCGACTATGGATACAGATGACATTTGCGCCTTGTTTGAAAAGATCGGCAATCCGGTTTCAAAGGATGCTGTTCTGTTCCTCTGGGCAACAAATCCGATGCTGCCGCAGGCTCTGCAGGTCATGCAGGCTTGGGGGTTCACTTATATTCATCACTGGATCTGGGATAAGCAGGTTGCCGGCACTGGATATTGGGGGCGCGACCGGCATGAGCTATTGCTGATTGGCAGGCGCGGCGATGTGGCCGCGCCATTGATGGGCATGCAGCCGGAGACCGTTCATAGTGAGAAGAAGGGCAGGCATTCAGCAAAGCCCTTATTTTTCGCGGAACAGATTGAGAAATTTTATCCGGAGATTCCGAAACTGGAAATGTTCTGCCGTGAACCGCGCACCGGCTGGGATGCGTGGGGCTATGAGGCGGGAGGTGCTTCATGACCTTTCGTTCTTTCTGCCGTGATTTCTTGGTTATCGTTTTGGCTACATTTGCCGCTTATTCGGTGCCGCTCGGCTTGCTCTGGCTAACGCTGGGAGGCTGTTAATGAGCGCTGAAGGCATAGAATTGCGAAAAGCCAGAAACCGATTATCCGCGCTTAGCGGGGCAGAGTGGTTTCTGTGCTGTGATGGCGAAACCGCCTTTGTAGAAGCGATGGCGAACGGTGAGCGGACTGAGATTGCCCGTTTTTCACGTACTGCAACGCCGGATGAAATCGACTTCTTTGCCAATGCCCCCGCTATGGTTGCCTTGCTGCTGAGGCTGGTTGATCGGGCAATCGCGGCGGCTTTGCAGGATAAGTCACCTGCACCGGCGCGAAAGCAGGGCAAAGCCAAAAATTATGCGGCAGAAGCGGCGATGAAATGCGGTGAAGCTGCGTTTCTCGTGTTTCTGGAACAGCGGCACGGGCTTGAACGCCCCTTAACCGATGACAAGGCAGCGCAGAAACTACGCTCTCTGCTGCGTATCACATCCAAAAAAGAATTGAACAATGACAGTGCGGCGGCTGAGCGGTGGCGCAGCTTATGTGCTGATTATGAAGCATGGCGAAAGGCGGGGCAATGAGTGATCCGGTAAACAGTCCAAAACATTATAACAGCCACCCGTCTGGCGTTGAATGTATCACTATCACTGAGCACATGGGCTTCAATCTCGGCAATGCTATGAAATACATATGGCGTGCAGATGAGAAGGCGAATGCTATTGAGGATTTGCAGAAGGCTCGTTGGTATATCGAGCGTGAGCTGTCTCTACGCGCAAGGAGGGCGGCGAAATGAGCGGTGGCTCTCGCGCTTGGTCTTGGCGTCATGCGTTCTCTACGGCCAGCTTACCGGCAACTACGAAACACGTCCTGCACACACTCGGCATGTTTATGAATGAGTTGGGTGAGGGCTGTTATCCGTCTGTTGCGGATATCTGCCGGTATAGCGGTTTGGACAAGAAAACCGTCCTAAAGCATCTTGGCGTTGCCCGTGATGCCGGGTGGATTGCAGTCTCTCAGCATGGTTATCGCGGACAGAAATGGAAGCGGCAGGAATATGCTGCTTGCTGGCCAGAACGCGATCTTATTGCCGCTTGTGCACCCGCAGAACAGACAGAAGGCGGTGGAGCAGTTCCACCACCTTGCATGGATAAGGTGGTGGAATTGGTTCCCGAAGGTGGTGGAATTGAGGGGTCAAAGGTGGTGGAGCAGCTCCACCAAGATAAGACCAGTCCAGTAACCAATCCAATAACCAGTCCAATCGAGAGAGGCGTGCGCGAAGAAAATTCGAATTCTGAAAAACAGGAAGATCGCAAATCGCTTGAACGTTCGTTTTGGAAGATCGTGAAGGATTGGCCTCAAATCGAAGGCATGCCGAAGGACAAATGGCTTGCGGCTTGGGGGCGGCTCTCTCCGGAGGAGCGTGTGGAAGCTGCTGAAAAGCGCGACCCTTGGCTTGCGCTGCTCAAGGCGAACAAACGGGATAATGTTCCTGTGCCGGAGACCTATTTCCGTGAAAAGCTTTGGAAAGACGTACCTGACAGCATGCTCAAGTCCGCTCAGGATGATGGTTTTGACGGTCGGTTGAAAGCTCCGGCTTTCGGGAACATGTGGGCTGCGAATATCTATCGGGAACTCTGGACGGGAGCCACGGCACCGCAATCGCTGGATAATTACGATCAAAAACTCGTCGATGACGGGCGTTATACCGCTGAACACATCTTGCTTGGCAAACAGGCAAGATCCGGCTTTCCAAACGTGAATATGCTGTTTGATCGCGCAACGGCCTTTCGCGGCTTGCTGGTTTCCTCTGATTTGAAGCCTGTTTCGAACCTAATGGTTCCCGTGTTGGTGGGTGGAGATGTTTGGCATGAACTGCAGGATGAACATACCAAGCGGGGTTGGCCTTGGTTTCCGAAGCCCGGAAAGCAAACGCATGTCTGGTTACCGAACGGCGTTGCAGGTCTGAAAGAAATACTGAAACTTTGGCAAGGATTGGACAAATGATGATGCTGGATAAGAGACTTATTGAGCAGGCAGAGCACATTGATCTTTCCCGCTGCTATAAAAAGAGCGACCGGATACTTTCACAGCGCCGGATCCGCGACAATGGAATCGCCAAGCTTTCTATTCGTGCAGACAGTGATTCACCATGGCTTGTATTGAAAGTTATGACTGGTCGTGAATTGGAAGTGGGAGAGAACTTACAAAAAGCAGATGTCGAAGCGCTCGTTCCTATGAAGATGGGGAAAAAAATAAGGCGGCGTCATCAGGAGATTGAGCCAAAACCAGAACCGATTTTTATCGGTTATCTCTTTGCGCGGTGTATTGTTTCTAACGATACAATGGCCGCGTTATTGGGCTTCAATCACGTGACCGGCATACTTGGCGGATATGAAAAACCATATCTTGTTTCAGCTAAAAACGTTTTATCTTTCAATGAGAAGGCAGAGGAAGGTCATTTTGATCATGAAGTACCGCAAGCCGTGTATCACAGAGGTATGAGAGTATTTGTTCGTGAGGGTATTTTTGCAGGATCTCGGGGAGAGATCATCTCGGGAGGAAGCGAAGGAAAGGGCACTGCTGTTGTGGGCGTGCATTTTCTAGGTGGCCTCACACCTGTGATTATGCCCCTTGCTATTCTTGAGCCTTTGTGTGCGTAATGCCCTCACGGATGATCCGGTTAGTAAGTGAACCTCGATACACGGTAAAACGTGGGGACATGCTCCTGAGGTGCCGCGCTCGGACCCTTACTCTGACAGTCTCACATATGAGACACCGATTCAGAGCCAGTGCGTAAGCTATGTCTTGAAGTTCCCATTCTTTATGAGCGCCGGTTTGGCGCTCTATTTATAGGTTAGCTGCTCATGACTATTATCTCTGCGAAGTGGGCAGATAATCATCTGACGCAATTTGCTGGCAAGATTGAGCGATTAAAATCTGATTTCCCTAAAGTCTTGCCACGCATCGTCAATCAGGTAGGCAACAGAGCAAAAACACAGGTTGTTCGTCACCTTACAAAGCAAACTGGTTTGCCGCGTAAGACCATTGTGAAAGCAATCGGCAATCCCGGCACAGCTCGTCCGGGCAAACTATCTTATGAATTAGTTACACGCGGCGGCAATGTTCGTCTGAAGTATCTGGCACCCCGTGAGACCCGCAAAGGTGTCACTGCCAATCCCTTCGGCAAGCGAACGCTGTTTGCAGGTTCCTTCATGAAGGGTGGTCGGTTTCCAAATCGTAAGGATGTGAAGCAATTCGACGGCCATGTTTATCGCCGCTTCGGATACGGCACACGGCGAGATGATAGCGGTGGGGGTATGCTCTATCAGCTGCGATCAGGTGTTGTCATACCGAATGAGATGACGACTGGCTCAACCAAGGCCGCATTTGAACGTATCGCAGCACCATTGCTGCAGCAGCGTGTTGAAGCGGCGCTTCGGAAGTTGGTGCCATAGTGCTTCATCAAAGGGAGCGGTGGGGTGGTATGCCCCCCCCTCGGTTGGGTCCTTCCCTTAGTCTTTCAACTTAGCGGGTAGGCGCGACTGCGGGATTTCGCTCTGTGAGAAATTTTACATAGGGATTCCACCGCTCTTTGTTTGGAATCGGAATCACATGGCCAAAGGTTATTCTGATGAGCTGCGCCTTCAGGTTGTTGCCTTCATCAATGAGGGACACACCGTTCGGCAGGCGGCAGAAAAGTTCGGAGTGAGTCCGAGTTTCGCAGCTAAAACACATAAAAAACATTCTGATCAGTCCGAAGCGCCTTTATTGGCAGATGTCGAACCGGCTGTTGAACCAGAGCCATCATTTATGGATGCGGAAATTACTGCATCTGATTTGGCTGAGATGTTCGGCGTCTCAAAGCGGTCGATCTCGGATTTCTCTGAACGTGGAATCATTTTGAAGACAGGTCGGAATCGCTTCGACCTACGAAAATCTGTTCAGCTCTATTGTGTTCATCTGCGCGGCATTGCTGCGGGTCGCGGTGGTGATAATGCTGATGCTCTGACCGTGGAGCGTGCGCGATTGGCTGCTGAGCAGGCTGATAATGTCGCAATGAAAAACGCGGTGTTGCGGCGTGAGATGGTGGCTATCTCGGATGTGCGGAATGAGTGGGTGACCATCGGGCGACGATTGCGCAATGAGATGATGTCTGTACCGTCACGCTGCCGTCAGATGCTGCCTCATCTTACCACATTTGATGTTGATTTGATTGACAAGGAAATCAGAGCCGCACTGACGGGGCTGGGTGTGAAAGACAATGACAGCGCTGACGACATTGCGGAAGGCTCTGTGGGAAAGCCTGACACCGCCACCGAAACTCAAACTCTCAGAATGGATTGAACAAACAGTTTATCTGCCGGAGGGCGTTTCATCGCTGACCGGTAAAGTGCGGCTCTGGCCGCCACAGCGTGAAATTGCAGATGCAATCGGTGATTCAGCATTGGAGCGAGTAACACTCGTCAAACCAGTGCGTGTTGGTTTTACCACTTTGCTGACCAGTGCAATGGCAAGTTACTGTTCTAATGATCCGTCACCGATCTTGTCGCTGTTACCGACCGAAGCTGACTGCCGCGACTATATGGTTTCGGATGTCGAACCGATCTTTGATGCGTCACCAGATCTGCGTGGTTTGCTGACAGGCGATACCGATGAGGGAGGAAGAAACACGCTTCTGTCCCGACGCTTTCCCGGTGGTTTCCTGAAGGTGATCGCTGCAAAAGCACCGCGTAACCTTCGTCGTCACAATGTGCGCATTCTGTTTATTGATGAAGCAGACGGCATGACGGCAACAAAGGAAGGCTCTCCCATCCTGCTGGCTGAACGCAGAACTTTGTCGTTCGCTGATCGTAAGATCGTGATGGGATCTACGCCGGTTTATGAAGAAACCAGTCATGTGTTGCAGGCATATGAGCAGTCAGATAAGCGCATTTTTGAGGTTCCATGCCCGGAGTGTGGTTCCTATCATGAAATAATGTGGTCGGATATCCAGTGGCCAGAAGGTGAACCGGAAAAAGCACATTATGTGTGCCGTGATTGCGGCTCTGTGGTGGATGAGCGTCATAAGCCTGCGATGGTTGCGAATGGCAGGTGGCGGGCATTGCAGCCTGATATTAAGGATCACGCCGGCTTCCGGATGAATGCCCTGATCTCGCTCCTGCCGAATGCCTCATGGGGGCGTTTGGCTAAAGAGTTTGTCGGTGCAAAAAACGACCCTTCGAAATTACAGACCTTTATTAATACGATCCTTGCACAAGGCTGGAAGGAAAGTACCGATGAATTGGATGATCTGGAGCTTGCCAGTAGAGCTGAAGATTTCAGTCTTTGCACTGATGTGGATGCTGGAACTACTGGTATCCCGATTCAGGTTCTCATCATTACAGCAGGTGTGGACGTTCAGGATGACCGCTTAGAAGTCACCTTCATCGGCTGGGATAAAGAGGGCATTCCATATGCGCTCGGACAAACGGTGATCTGGGGGCGTTATGATGATCATACTACATGGACTGAACTCGATGTTGCACTGAACACTCAGTGGGATCACCCACTCGGGGGCAAGATCAAAGTTGATGCCACCTGCATAGACAGCTCGGACGGTGAAACAATGGAGACCGTCTATCGCTACGCATTTCCGCGCTTTCGCAGGCGGGTCTATGCCATCAAGGGTGTTGGCGGGAACCGGCCATGGATTGAGAAATCCAAATCAACAGTAAAGGGCGGCAAGCTGTTCATTGTCGGTGTTGACGGCATAAAAAGCCATATTTTCGGTCGGCTTGCACGGGCGAATTCAATGCGGTTCTCGAAGGGTTTGCCGGATGTCTGGTTTGAGCAGCTGGTAGGTGAACAGCTGATTATCAAATATTCGCGTGGGCAGCAGGTTCGGCAATTTGAACCAGTACCCGGAAGGCGGCATGAGGCGCTTGATTGTACTGTATACGCCTTTGCTGCACGACAGATGGTCAACGCCAATTGGGCGCATCGTGAAGGTGAGCTTGCTACACCACCAGAAACCAAACCGGTTTCGAAACTACCAGAAATAGCACAATCGGAGTGGCTGTAGTTATGGCGACTATTGATGATCAAATAGCTGCACTTGAAGATGCAATTCTTACAGGTGCAAAGAAAGTCGTGTTCCATTCGGGCGGCACCCGCCGTGAAGTGGAATATCATTCCCTAAAAGATATGCGAGAGGCTCTGGTTGATCTGAGATCACGCAAGCAGGGTGGTTCTCGGATCATATTGGCGGCGTTAGACTAATGGGCATCAGCAACATTCTGGATAAGGCCATTGGCTATGTTTCTCCGCAGGCAGGTTTGCGTCGTGCACAATATCGTGCCGCAATGGACATTGCGCAACGCAGTTATACTGGAGCTGAAACCAGCCGGCTAAAATCTGGCCGTCGGGCAAAATCCACATCAGCTGATGCAGAGGTCGCACGGGCTGGTCGGATATTGCGCGACCGGATGCGGGATCTTGTACGCAATAACCCGTATGCCGCCAAAGCCGTTTCAGAACTGGTCAGCCATGCAATCGGTGACGGGATTATTCCCCGTTCAAAGGATAAGGATCTCAATAAGCTGTTCCTTGAGTGGAGCAAACATTGTGATGCTGATGGCGATCTCGACTTTAACGGTATCGTGGCACTAGCTGTGCGGGAAATGTTTGAAAGCGGTGACGGTATTGTTCGTCGCCGTCGTCGCAGAATGGAAGACGGATTACCTGTTCCTCTGCAGCTGCAGGTTCTGGAATCTGATCTGATTGATACCACCAAGGAAGGTGTGTTATCCGGTGGTGGAAAAACCATTCAGGGTATTGAGTTTGATGCTCTTGGGCGTAAACGCGCATATTGGATGTTTGGATCACATCCCGGAAACAGCTTCTTTGATCCGCAATCGACAATTATATCGAAACCTGTCCCTGCCTCCGACATTGCTCATGTTTTTGAAAAGCAACGTACGCAAGTCCGTGGTGTGCCATGGGGTACACCTGCGATGGCCGATACCTATGATCTGGCAGAGTATGAGCAGGCTGAACTTGTTCGCAAGCGATTGGAAGCTTGTCTCGTTGGAGTTATGACCGGCGGCGATGTGGATGATAATCTTGGCATGCCGGTAGCTGGTGAAGATGGAACTGCGCAGAAACCGGGGATCTACAATACGCGCGGTCAGCGGGTAGAGAAGTTTGAACCGGGGATGTTTTACAACGCGGTTGGCGGTCGGGATATGAAGTTCAGCCAACCTGCCGTCACGGACAGCTATGATCCGTATAAAACCTCTATGCTGCATACAGTTGCTGCAGGTTGGCGGGTTCCATTCGCATTGATGACTGGCAGGCTCGACAAGGTGAACTATTCATCCAGCAAGATAGGGCTGGAAGGCTTTCGGCGGATGGTTTCTATGCTGCAATGGCAGGTGATTATTCCGATGTTGTTGCAACCAATGTGGGATTGGTTTTGTGAAGCTGCATATTTAGCGGGAAAAATCAGTAATCCTACTGTGCCAGTGGAATGGTCGCCACCACGCTTCTATTCAGCGGATCCGTTGAAAGACGTGAATGCCCGTATCAGAGAAGTTCGTGCCGGTTTCCGCTCACTATCTTCGGCAATCGCTGAAACAGGTGAAAACCCTGATGATGTTCTAGACGAAATCGCTTCTGACAATGCCAAGTTGGATGAGCGTAAAATTATTCTGGACAGTGATCCCCGGCATATTTCGCAGGCCGGTCAGGTGCAACAGTCAGCTGATAACGCCCCTCCAGAAGAGGAAAAAGAAAATGACACTTAATCATCTGCGGAAAATTCCGGACAGTCTGCCAATGCAGCTTCGAGCAGAAGGTTTGTCCGGTAGTATCATTGATGCTGAAAAAAGGACAGTTAATCTTGTTTGGACAACCGGTGCGCCTGTAAAACGTCGGCGCTATTCCGGTTGGGATACAGTTGTTAACTTTGAAGAAGTTCTTCTGGTCAGTAATAAAGCAATAGACCTAACACGTATGAATTCAGGTGCACCGGTTCTTGATAATCACCGTGGCTATGAAAGCGTTAAAAATGCAATTGCTATTGTTGATAAGGCTTGGATTGATGGCGATGTAGGCCGGGCGATTGTGCGGTTTCCTGTTGAAGGAACCGATCTTGAGGCGGATAAAGTTTTCAATAAGATCAATGATCCCAATGGGCCAATTATCAAAAATGTTTCTGTAGGATATTCCATCGACAAAATCCGGATCGAGGAGCCGAAGAAAAAAAGCGATATCGAGCGCGTTATTGTCGAGCGATGGACGCCGTATGAAATATCATTCGTAAACATTCCTGCTGATCCAGATGCGCAAGTTCGCTCACAACATGGTACCTATCCTCTTTCATTTGAGCGCGGTAACTTCTCAGGCACTGTTGCAGCTGCAGCCCGTATGAGAATGGCGGAAGCCGTTCGCCGCCTCGGCTGATCACTCAGAACAATTTATCAGTTTGCCGCCTGCAGCTCCGGGGTTGCAGGGCGACGGCGCTTGGTTTTTACCCGGTATTTAGAAGGAAACGCACACCATGAAAAAGGGTGCTCATATTTTCGCGACCGTCGCCGCAATTTTCTGCGTCGGTCTGGCTTTCGCGGTCTTCGCAACAGATCCATCGCATGCAGCATCTTTTGATAATGGCATGCTTACTCAGTCAAGTGGCATCGGTTTGATCAGTGCAAATGTTGCTCTGTTGGGATTGCGATCGAAGCTGACTGATCTCACAACCCGCGCAGAGGTAACACGTGCCCGTATCACAGATGATATGGAAGCTGACGCGGTACAGCAAATCGAAGAAGAGCATGCGAGTATTCTGGCTGAAGCAGATCAGGTGCGGGCGCAGATCACTGATCTGGAACGCGTGCAGTCTAACACGCCGCCAGTTAATACCAATGTGCAGACTGTTGCAGATGAGGCAGTCCGTGCGGAGCGCGTACGGTCCAATACGATTGAAGATCTCGCCGCTCGTTCCGGTTTTCCTGATCTTGGCCGCGAACATGTGCGTTCAGGTACTACGGTTGAAAATTTCCGCAGTCTGTTGCTTGATCATATGGTCACCAATGAGCGGCAGACACCAACCGATAGCCGTGTGAGCGTGATACGCGATGAAGGCGATACCCGTCGCTCTGCTCAGGTTGAGGCATTGGCCTATGGTCTGGGAGCGCCGGTACCGCAGGCGGGACCATCTGCAGCCTCTCGTCAGTTTATGGGCATGGGGCTTGTGGATCTGGCTGCGGAAAGCGTCAATTACCGTGGCCGCCGCATGATGAATGCCCGTGACATTGATGATGTCTTCACCCGTGCTTCACATTCAACGTCGGATTTCCCTGCGATTTTTGAAGGTGCAGTGAACCGTACGCTTGAACAGCGCTATGCTCTGGCACAACCTACATTCAAGCGTTTTGCCCGTAAGCGCAACTTCCGTGATTTCCGTCCGGATACTACCGTCAAGGTTGGTGATTTCCCGCTTCTGAAAAAGGTGCTGGAAAACGGTGAGATCAAATATGGCTCATTTGGTGAAGGCAAAGAGCAGGTACAGGCATTCAGCTATGCTATCGCACTGAATATCAGCCGTCAGATGCTCATCAATGATGACCTTGGCGCGATTTCCGAACTGTTGACCAGTTACGGTGCATCGGTTGCACTGTTTGAGGAAGTTACATTCTACGCCGGTGCATTCAACGGCAAGCTTGCTGATGGCAAGCCAGTCTTTGATGCTGATCACAAGAATCTTGCGGCCACCGCTGCGGCTATCACGGTTGATAGTGTGGGGCTTGGTCGCACAGCAATGGGCAAGCAGGAAAGCAAAGACGGCAATCCGCTTTTGTCTAACTCACCACGCATCATGCTTGTCGGTCCAAACAAGCTGACCGAAGCTGAAAAGCTGCTTGCTTCGATCACGCCTGCCACCGTTTCATCGGTCAATATCTTCTCTGGCCGGTTTGAGCTGATCGAAACCACCCAGATTAAAGACAATGCCTGGCATTTGTTCTCAGACCCGACAGCGGGATCCAATTATCGTTGGGGTTATCTGGAAGGCTATGAAGCACCACGCGTTCGTATGGATGAACCATTTGGCCGTCAGGGCTTCAGCATGTCGGTTGAACATGACTTCGGTTGCGGCGCTACAGATTTCCGCTTCGGCTACAAGAACGCCGGAGCCTGATGAGATTGGCGGGCATCTGCCCGCCAATCTCCCGCTCATTCTCTGAATGTGATCTCATCCTATTAAGGAATTCACTCATGAAAAATTATATTCAATCCGGTGATACAATCACCGTACCTGCACCAGCAGATGTAAAATCTGGCGATCTGGTTGTAGTTGGTGAATTGTTCGGCACCGCTGAATTTTCTGCTGCGGCAGGTGATCCGGTAGAAATTACCACCAAAGGCGTTTTCACCCTGCCAAAGGTTCCGGCACAAGCTTGGACGGTTGGGGCGAAGCTTTATTATGTTGCTGCCGACAAGCAGCTGTCCACGGCTGCTACCGGCAATACTTTTATCGGTCATGCCGTTGAAGCTGCAGGCAATCCGTCTGACAGCGGTGTTGTACGTCTCTCGGTATAAGCATCATGGCGAATTGGCGAAAACTGGAAGCAATGGTCGATCAGAAAGTTGGCCGGAGTTTTGGCGAGTCAATTCGCCTCTCATTTATGAAGCAACAGCAGCCAGATCCTGAACGCCCAATCATAGATACGATTGCTGTTCTCCATGTTGGCGGGGATGATTCAAAATCACCGGGGCCAACAGGAACCTATCGCTCACGATTGTCTTTGAGCGAAGCGGAATTATTTTTGGATCGCTCAGTTTATACGGGACCGATCCCTGTGACGGGTGACAGGGTTCGTGCGAATGAACGGCAGGGCACGCCATGGTTTGAGGTGGCGGCAGTCTCTGATCGCTACAGCAATCTCATTGTTCTCAAACTAGGAGTGGTGTGATGACGATTGCCCGAATTGCATTGCGCATTGTTACAATTGAAGCATTGCGAAACCGAACGTCAGTTCTGGATAATGTTCTCGACAGTCAGATCACGGCCTTGGACTTTAGTGCAGATGGGCAGTTGAGAACGGATCAGGAAAAACCGTTTATCTCTGTCTATACAGAAGCTTCAAAGGCTGATGATCTAAGTTCTGGTCGACAACTCTGGCGAAATGGTTTGACGGAATTGCTGTTGGAAACCGGCATTGCGATCTCAATGACAGAACCGGATAAAGATACAGGAGCGAGTACTATAGGCGGCATTCCGCCGACAGATGCAGCATTCGAATTGTTTCTTGACACTGTTGATCGTGAGATCGCGGTCGCGTTGATGGATCCGCTAAACGAATGGGCAGAACTTTGGCGAACGTTAGTGCGTGATGTTGCCCGCGTTGAACGGAAACGTGTTGCTGATGCTGAGACAGGAACGCGTATGGCGGCACATCAACAGTGTCTGATCTGCGAATTATTACCGGATCCGGTATATGGTGAGGCGTTAGCTCAGACATCATTCTGGCAGAAATTGATAAATCAACTGCGTGTCGTTGAGCATCCATATCTCAGTAAAATTGAAAGTCTGATTGGCCAGATCACTCAACAGCTTGATCATGAAAAACAGCGCCGTCGCTTTGGTATAACGCTTGATGAGGCAAGAGCGCTTTGTGACATCGCGCCGCCTGCATTGGAATCTGGTGAGCCATCAATTTCTGAAATACTGATTGAGCAGTCCAATGTCTGACACTTTAGCAAATGTGATTGCGGATCTGCAGCGACGTCTTTTTGAGTTGGAGCGCAGGGCTGCTAACCGAAAGCGAACCGGTGTTGTTGATGAAATAGACACTGCACGCGGCCTTGCACGTGTGCGGCTGGAGGATGGTGAACAAGCGTTCCGCACCGGCTGGCTACCTTGGAAAGAGATTGCTGCAGGTGGGATATCTACTCATATACCGCCGACTGTCGGGCAGCAGGTTGATGTCACTTCTGAAAGTGGTGACCTGACTGATGGTGTTATTGATTTCTCAACGCATTCAAATGCGAACCCGCGCCCTCATAATGGTGCGGAAGCTGTTATCACCAAAGGTCAAGTACGGCTGTTTTTCAGCGATGACACTCTGACCATTGATGCAGACAACATCGTTTTTACTGCTGTAAACGGGAGCCTTGCCTAATGCCGTTAATCGTCAGGCTCGGGGATACATCCAGTCACGGCGGCACTGTTATCTCATCAGCATCAAAATGGATGTGTGAAGGAAAGCTGGTAGCCCGCAAAGGCGATCTGCATTCCTGCCCTATACCCGGTCACGGGGTAACACCAATCACGACAGGATCCGGAAAATTCATCTGCGAAGGTGATCCGGTTGCCCGCCATGGGGATGGCACCGGTTGCGGGGCAATACTGATCTCTGGTGCATCAAAATGGTCATGTGAATAATTTAGGAGAGATCAATGAAAGTCATTATTAAAGAAAACGGGTTTTACGGTGGCACTTATTATCCTGCAGGGGAAAAGCCTGTGGAGATGCCGGATGCGGTGGCCAAGCAATTCATGGCGCCATACGGGCACCAGCTTGAAAAACCTGACGACCGGTTGAAAGCACTGAAGGCGGTGAAGGAATAACCTCATGTCATCGCTCGGCTTTTCGAACATTAACGGTTCGCTACTGACGGGCTTTGATCATGTCCGGCAGTCAATATCAGTCATTTTAAATACGCCTGTCGGCACGAGAGTAATGCGGCGTGAATTTGGTTCGGAGCTTCTGAGCCTGATTGATAAGCCAATGAATGATCGCATTATCCTTGGCATTTATTCTGCATGCGCAATGGCTATTGCCCGATGGGAGCCGCGCTTTGCCCTCACATCTGTCAACGTCGCTGATGCCACAGTGCAGGGCGTGATTAATCTGGATATCCGCGGTGTCTATTATCCGAATGGGCATAAAGGGGACTTTACCACATCAGAGGGTGAGGTTGCGACAAATATCAGTGTCGGAGGAGTGGTATCATGAGCCGTTTTGTTGCTCCAAATCTTGCCGATTTAGGAGATGTTCCCATTGTCGTGCCCGTGGATTTTGAAGAAATCAAAGCATCACGCGATGACTTTCTGATAGCGGCATTGCAGCGCTATGGCATTGATTATGATGTCGCTAAGCTTGAAACAGACCCGCAAGTTATCGCCTTTTCAGAAGGCGGCGGACATCAGGAAATGAAATTCCGCCAAAGGGTCAATGAAGCAATCCACGCTCTATCCTTGGCAACGGCTATTGGTGGCGATCTCGATCACATAGCTGCAACCTATGCAGGTATATCGCGACTACATTATGATAATGCGGCGGACGACCAGCCTGAGAATGCTCAATGGGATATAGCCTTGGGTAAATGGGTTGAGCAGGATGACACTTTCCGCGCACGTATCTTGCTTGCTTTTGAGGCGTTTTCCACGGCAGGACCAGAGGGGGCATATACGTTCCACGCATTGGAGCTTGATGGTAAGCGCGATATTTCCGATGTTGCGGTCTACTCCGAAGAAGATGCAGCCGTCTATGCCGCTGGCTTGCATGCGGATGCATTCACCGCAGGTTTAATTCCTGTTCCATTTACGGGCAGGAATAATGGTGATCCGGTCTTGGCTCCGGAAGTGCTCGTGGTAGTTTTGCCCACGGTCACCTATGGCGTAGCGGATCAACCACTTCTTGATCGGGCGTTTCATGCGGTAACTCCGAAGGATGTCCGTCCTATCGGTGATAATGTTCGCATCGAACCTGCCACAGTCATTGCATACGATATTGAGGTGACCCTCTACTATGCTCCGGGCGTAGATGTTTCAGCAATGGCGGCAGAAGCAAAGCGGCGTCTGACAGCCTATGCAACATCCCGTCGCCGTATCGGATTGGCTGTGCAACGGGAAGTGATCGGCGGACGTGCTGCCGTTGATGACAATGTGACTGTTGAGGTCACCAAGCCCGCTGCAGATATTGAACCCGGATCGAAAGGTGTGGGGCAGGTCGGGCAGATCATCGTTCATACAATTCAGACACAAGGATCATGGCAGTGACACCAGCAGAGGCAATTGATGCTGTTGCTGATCTTGCCCGCTCTATATTGCCGCCTCGCAGTTCCGCTTTAACGCATGCTTTGCTTGCTACAGAACTGGCGCGGATTGCAACGGTAGATCCGGCAGTCGTGGCAACAATCTGGAATCCATGGACATGCCCGAAAATTCTTCTGCCATATCTGGCCATGGGGGTTTCCGTTGATGTCTGGTCAGCCGACTGGCCGGAGGAACAGCAACGTCGGGTTATAGCTGCCTCGCCAATGGTGCACCGATTAAAAGGAACGCGGGGGGCTGTGGAGCGTGCTCTTGCGGCCTTCGACTTGGAAACGCGGATTGTGGAATGGTGGGAAGATAATTCAAGGCGTGGGATATTCCGCGTTGAAATCCTCTACCGCGATGGCAGTCCCGTTTTTGATATAGCCGCGCAGGCTGCGGCTATTGCATCCGTTGATGCGGCTAAGCCTAAGTCGCGTGTTTTTACAACGAGAGCCGTGCTTCAGGCGCGGGGTAATCTTTACCTTGGAGTAATCGCCCAGACCCATCTGGCCAGCATTGCTCACCCATTTGTTTTCAGTCCTCCGGTTCTTCGGGCGACCGCATTTGCTGGCGGCGCTCCGTGTGTATTTGCCTCCGCTACAGCGCATTACAAGGTATAGTATAATGGCTCAGAACTCCTTCGCATTGATGACCAATCTTGGCCGGTCAAAAGAGGCCGCAGCCATTGCAAATGGTACAGCGATTGTTATCACGCATATCGCTATCGGTGATGGAACTACGGTTCCCTCTGGTGGTGAAACTGCGCTTTATCATGAGATTGCCCGTAAGAGTATTTCTGGTCATGGTACAGTGACAGGCGCAGCCAATGTTGCGTATTTCGATATTTTTCTGGAAGCTGCAGAAGGTCCGTACACTATCCGTGAAGCTGGTCTGATTGATCAGGATGGCGATCTGATTGCCATCGCCCGATATGATCCGCCGATCAATAAACCCATTCCGTCCAGCGGTCAGACCGTTGAAGGGACGGTGCGTCTGGAAGTGGCGTTTTCGAATATTGCCAATGTCACAATTGTGGTTGATCCGTCATTCAAAGTTCAGATGCAACGCTTGTCGCGTCTTCCTTGGGTGCCTGTTATTTCAATGAACGTCACTGCACCTCCGGCAACTCCTGCAGTTGGTGACATGTATCTTGTTCCTGCCGGTGCTACTGGTGCATGGACAGGGCAGGTTGGTAAAATCGCGGAATATACTTCTGCCGGTTGGGGTATAATCTCTCCGCCTGACGGGCACGGTGTCAGTCTTCCAGATGGCCGTGTGTTTGAGCGAGTTTCAGGCACTTACATTGAAAGGATCGCGCTTGATGCGCAATCCGGCAAATGGAATTATGCGGTTGCCGGTGGGGATGCAAATCAATTGACTGCAAGCTTGGTACCGCCGCCATCAGCCTATGTGGCGGGGATGAAGCTGAAGATTAAAGTACTTTTCGCCAATTCAGGTCCTGTTACAATTAACGTCAATGGCCTTGGAGCGCGACCAATTATTCGCGCTGCAGATTTGAATGCTTTAAAGAGCAATGATTTAGTTAGCGGTCGCATTGCAACAATAACTTATGATGGCTCATCCTGGTTGTTGTCAGATGTCGCAACAACGCTTGCTCCACTGAATAGATTTTACAACCGCTCCGGAACGAGCAGCGTGGTGATTGTCGCTCTTACTGCAGCAGCAGCTGGAGCTATGCACTATGGATTGCTTGGAAAGGCCATCACTTATAACCTTCCGCCTGCGGCGGATTTTGGCGTAGGTTATATCGGCTTTATGAATAACCTCGGCATGGGTGTAACGATAAACGCCGCTGCTGGAGTGGATCGTGACGAATTCCAGTTCATGAATAACCCAAAACTGAAAACACTGACTTTGACAGAGGTGAAAAGCTGGGTTGTACTATTTTGCGACGGTGAGAACTGGTTGTTTTTCTCGGGTGACGCAGGCCTGAATGCTACTCTCGGCCAATCACTCGGGCCTGTCGGGTACAGGCGTGGTGATGGTGGATTGATTGAGCAGTGGGGTACAACGGTAGTTACGGTCGGCGGTAGCGGTTATGGAACTATTTATTACCCAAAAGCTTTTCCAAACGCAGTTTTTACCGTTCTAGCTGTTAGTGCGATGGCTGACACTTCACTTGGACAGAAGCCTGTTAGTGTATTTCAAAGCAGCGGTATGAATTCGTTTAACTTTTATATGGAGGCACCAAATAGCCCGGTGCGGATTAACTGGGTGGCAAAAGGACATTAATTATGAGCTATTACGCTTTTTTAAAAGACGGTGGTCACCTCGGTGGTTTTGGTATCTTAAATACCAATGAGAAGCTTCCGGAGGACGCTGTTGAGTTATCTGCCGAGCAGTATGACTTATGGGTCGTAGAACAGCATTTATTGTGGGTAGACGGCGAATTGGTGCCAGATGTGGTTCAGACAGTGCCGCTCGTCACGATAAAGACTGCACAAAAAGTTGAAATTGATCGTCTGGCCGAGATTGAACGCCTGAAATACATCACCCCCGGCGCCGGTCAGGCTATGACCTATCAGCAGAAGGTGGCAGAGGCGCAAAGTTACAAAGCCGCTACCAATCCAAAGCCTGCGGACTATCCGATTTTGGCATCGGAAGTTGGTATTACCGCACCGACATTATCTGAGGTTGCGGATACAGTGCTGGCAGCTTATCGCCAGTGGCAGCAGATCGGCGCAGGTATTGAAGCAATCCGCCTCGGTGCCAAGCGAGACATTGATGCTGCGGGCACTGAAGCCGCTGCTCGTGCCGTGGTTGACAGTATCAGCTGGCCATAAGCCAAGCTTTAATTTTCAAACAAACTGACCCGCTGAGGTCTTAACATGAGGAGTGCCACAATGGCATCAGTGTCCTTTCACCATGGCACGCGCGTATTTGAGAGTGCCGAAACCCCTATGCTTGTGCGTATGGCACGGACAGCAGTGCTTGGCCTGATCGGCACTGCTCCTGACGCGGATGTTTCAAGTTTCCCGTTGAATAAACCTGTTCAGCTTCTGCGTGCTCAGGATGCTCAAAGCCTTGGCGATACCGGCACACTCAAAGCAGCTATCGATAGTATTTACGATCAGGTTGGTTGTCCGATCATTGTCGTTCGCGTTGAAGAGGGCGAAACTGCTGCCGCTTCATGGGCAAATATTATTGGTGATCAAGCAGCCTTCACCGGCGTCCATGCTTTTCGTCGCGCTTCATCAGACGGGCTTTACAAGCCAAAAATGTTACTTGCTCCGGGGTTTACTCAGACATCTGCCGCAGATGGTATTGCATCCGTTAATGTGACAGTTGGCGGTACAGGTTATGACGCTGACACTACCAAGGTTGCCATCACCGGTACAGGTTCCGGCGCTGTTGCTGAGGCTATCGTAGTTGAGGGTGCAATTACCGGCATTATCGTGCGGAAAGCCGGTTTCGGCTATACCGGCACCGCAACTGTAACTATTACCGGTAAAGCGGGTGCCACGGGTGCAACAGCTACGGCAAATATCGGCTCGGTTATGAACCCTGTTGTCGCTGAGTTGATGGTCGTTGCCGAAAAGCTGAAAGCCATTGCTTATGTCGACGGGCCGGATACGACAGATCAGGCAGCTGTGCAGTATCGCGGACTTATCAATTCACAACGTGTCTTCATCTGTGACCCGAAAGCGCTCAAGTTTGACACAAAGCTGGAAGCGAATGTTCCGGCTCCGTCATCACCAATCTTTGCAGCACGACAAGCCCGTATGGATTTGGAGCAGGGGTTCTGGTGGGCTGGGTCGAATGTTGATGCAGCCGGTATTGTGGGTGTTAACCGTCCGATTGAGTATGGTGATCAATCAAACTATCTCAATGAAAACCGCATCAATACCATTGTGAATATCGATAATACCGGTTTTCGTTTGTGGGGGGTATGGACTTGCGCAGCGGATTTGTTGTGGCAGTTCCTGCCCGTGCGCCGTACCGCTGATGCGATCAATGAAGCACTGGAAAAATCATATCTGATCTTTAACGATAAGCCATTCTCCCGTGCCAATCTGAAGTTTATGATTGAAGGTGGTCGTGCATTCCTGCGTCAGATGGAAACAGAAGGCGCGATCCTTCCGGGGCACGATGTCTGGTTGCTGGACAGCAATACGGACAATGATATGGCACAGGGTATTATCAAGCTTGGTGTGAAATTCGAACCACCTGCACCGATGGTTGATATCCGGATTACCTCACATCGCAATATCGTCAGCTATACATTGCTGCTGAATAAAGTCGCGCAAGAGATCTCTTCCGGCGCTGCAGGCTGATCTGCAGCCGTTTTAACCTCTCCATAAATTATCACTCATCTATGAAGGGTTGGGCTTATGTCTGACATGCCTCGTTATATCCTGCGCAACTGCACTATCTTTGCAGACCGCGTATCAAAAATCGGGCAGGCAAGCGAAATTACGCTGCCTGTTCCGACTGAAAAAGTCGAAGAGCTGCGCAATGCCGGTATGGTCATGCCGATTGATATCCCGATGGGATATGAAAAGATGGAAGCCGGTTTTAAGCTGTCCGGTTTTGATCCGCAGGTCATCGTCCTGTTCGGTCTGGAAATCGGTGCAGAACGTGAATTCATGGTCACGGGTGCCTTGGCTCATGAAGATGGCACAGTTGTAAATGCCACTGCTTATATTCGTGGCCGCCTGATCAAGAATGATCACGGTGGCTGGAAGCCGGGCGACATGGCCGAAAACGATTTCTCGATCACACTCCGCTATTACAAGCTGGAAGTTGAAGGCAGTACCCTGATCGAGATGACGCCGTTTGAAGTGATCATCGGCGGCATGTCCCGCACGCAATCCGTCCGCAGCGCATTGTTGGCATAAGGGGCTGGTTTTATGACTGACACAATTACCGTAACCCTTTCAAAACCGGTCAAACATGACGGCAAAGAAATCAGCAGTCTCACATTTCGCGAGGCTACGGCTGGGGATGCCTGCGCTGCGGATCTCGTTGAAGGTGCAAACAAAAAGATGCTGGCGATTATGTCCGGTATGGCCGGTGTACCGTTGCCAGTCCTGATGGCAATCCCCATGCGTGAATTTACCCGTATTGCCAAAGAAGTTGCTCCCCTTATGGGGGAGTGACAAGCGGTGGCTGGCTCGATGCGATTAGCCTTATCGCATCGGAGCTGTCCACGCCTGTTGATGTCATCGAAGTGTGGCCGGTGAGTAAAACCAAGCGCTATCACGCCGCAGCTATAAATCTATTTCGCGTTCGCAACGGGGTTACCTGATGTCTGTTCTTACCTCAAAACTGATCGTAGAACTGCTCGACAAATTTACCGCGCCTTCACGTGGTATGACGGCAGCCTTGAAAAATCTGACCGCTGCAAGTGAGGCAAACGCTGCCAGACTTGCAGCCATGCGCGGCAAAATGATGGATGCGGTCGGAGCCGGCTATGCTCTTTATCAGGGCTTGTCTGCTCCGCTGAGTGCAGCAACGGCATTTGAAGCTAAGCTTGAAGACATCGGGCAAAAGATCAATGCACCGGTCAATGCTTTGCCAAAGCTGGGGCAGGAAATCAGAGAGATTGCACGTCAGGTTACTCAGTCATCCATGGAAATGGCTGAAGGTATGGACGTGCTTGCTGGCATGGGTGCAAACCGGGAGGATTCGCTTGCGCTTTTAAAGCCCATTGGTCGTGCTGCTACCGCCTATAAGGCCAGTGTGACGGATCTCGCGCAGGCCGGTTACGCCGCATTGGATAATCTTAAAGTCCCTGCCGATCAGTTTACCAAAGCACTGGATGCCATGGCTGAGGCCGGTAAAGCCGGTGCTTTTGAGCTGAAGGATATGGCGCAATATTTCCCGTCGCTTGGTGCTGCGTATCAGGGCTTGGGGCAGACCGGCGTATCCTCTGTTGCAGATCTGGCAGCTGCACTACAGATCGTGCGCAAAGGAACAGGAGACAGTTCGTCAGCAGCAAACAATCTTGCGAATGTGCTGCAGAAAATCCGTGCGCCGCAGACTGTCAAAGCCTTTGAAAAGATGGGCGTTGATCTTGAAAAGGAACTGACAGGCGCTGCTAAGCGTGGCCTGACCCCGATTGAGGCTATCGCTGAGATTACCAATAAGGCTCTCAAAGGCGATCTGGGGCAGCTTGGTTATCTGTTCTCGGATAGTGAGGTGCAAAAGGGTATCCGGCCTCTCATTCAGAATATTCAGGAATACCGCAAGATCCGCACTGAGGCCATGGCTGCACAAGGTGTTGTAGAGACTGACTATCAGCGCCGGTTGCAGACCGGTGAAGTAGCAGCAAAGCGCTTTGCAATTGCTCTGGAAAATATCAATACCGCATTAGGTTCAGCCCTTCTTCCGGCTCTCGCCGATATGGCTGATACATTTGTACCAATCATGGACAAGATGGCGGCATGGACTGAGGCTAATCCTAAACTCACACGCGGATTGGTCACGGCCACATCGGCACTCATCGCTTTCAAGGTGGCCACTACAGCAGCCTCATATGCAGGTTTGTTTGTTAAGGGTGCCTTCCTTGATCTCAGTGTGACCGCACTTGGTGTCGCACGTAGTTTAAGCAGGCTTGCATTTGCTCCGGCAATTGCCGGTTTCAGGGGGCTGCGATCTGCAGTGATCGGGTATAGCGCAGCAGCTGCAATTGCAGGTCATGGCACTGCGGCGGCAGCTTTAGGCAAAAGCATGCTGGCCATGCTTAATCCTTTGCGTTTGGTGACAAAAGCATTTCATGCTTTGAAATTGGCTATCATCGGCACCGGTATTGGTGCTGCGGCTGTTGGTCTGGCTGCTGCTGGTGCATGGATCTATAATAACTGGAATGGTGTAACCCTCGCATTTGAAGCTTTTAAAGGAGCTTTCCAGAAGGCAATGGCACCGGTTATGCCACTGATGCAGCCGGTGATTGATGGTGTCTCATGGCTTTGGGAAAAAGTATCCGGCCTTCTCGGTCCGGTGGATGAGCTGGGCGGTGGCTGGACTCGTGCCGGTATTGCTGCTGGTAAATTTGTTGGTGAAACGCTTCGCGCTGTTATCGAACTTCCGGGCAAGATCGCTGCGGCAGCAAGCAATTTTGCGTCTGCCGGTATGCAGCTCATTCAATCCCTTTGGGATGGCATGGTGGCAAAGTTCGGGGAATTACTGGAATGGGTGAAAGGTATTCCGGGCAGAATTGCAGAGGCAATCGGGAATATTGATTTATCCGGTGTTGTGAAACTTCCGTTTGGTTTAGGCGGTGATGGAAAAATTACTCCGGCTATTACTGGCGGTGGCGGAGCGGCTGCCATACCTAACGTTCCTTATTATGCTGGTGGCAGTATTGATGGAAAAAGAGCGGCGGGCGGACCAGTACGGGGTGGCAGTACTTATCTGGTAGGGGAAAAAGGTCCCGAACTGGTGACATTCCCGCAGAATGGTTTTGTCAGCAGCAATTTTGATACGCTCGGGATTTTGCGTAAAGTCGTTGGATCCGGTCATCAAAACTCTGGTGGGCGCACAGCATCCGCAGCGCCTCAACAAACTATCAATGTAACGGTTAATGCTAAAACCGGCGCGTCTGTGCAAGAAATTGCTGATGTAGTGGTGCGTACAATCACATCAAAAATCAATTCTGTTTCCAATCGCGCTTACTCAGACGGGGGCATGTGATGGCAATACCGATGTGTCTCGGCCCATTCATGTTTCACTCCTTGCGTTTTGGCTACAACGGTCTTGGCCGTGAACTGTCTACCCGCTGGGCGGACATTGCTACGGTTGGCGCTTTGAACCGGATGCAATGGACAGGCGGGGATGATGATCTGATTACTATTGAGGGCGTGTTGTTTCCTCATGAGTTTGGCGGGCTGGCTGTGCTGGAGGGCGTGCGCTCTGCGGCAATGGCCGGAGCAGTGCTGCCGCTAATCACACTGGCAGGCAATGTATATGGGCTGCATGTCATTGAAGGTGTGAGCGAAGATCAAACTTATCTTACCGCCGAAGGTCTGCCGCGTATGGATGTCTACCGCATCCAGCTACGCCGTTATACGGGCGGTAGTTTCTCGCCTGTCTCCATCATTCAATCATTGTTCGGGTGAAGCCATGGGCAGGATATATACAACAAGGCAAGGTGAGGCGCTCGATATGATCTGCCGTCAAGTCTATGGCGGTGAGAGCGGTTATGTTGAGCAGGTTCTTGAAGCAAACCCCGGCTTAGCCGCAATGCCGCACCGGTTGCCGATGGGCACAAAAATAAATCTTCCCGCGTTGACACGGGCAGATAAGGTTCCCGCAATAATCACATTGTGGGATTAAGTCTCCCGCAAATCCGCAGGTATTATTTCTATGAAAACACCGGCAGCCGAAGTCAAAGTCAACGGAAAACCTGTAGCTTCTATCTTCAATGAGCGCCTGTTGTCCCTTTCCATCACCGATAAAGAGGGGGTTGGCTCCGACACCGTAGAGGTTGATCTGAATGACGGGCATCCTTTTGCCGCGATCCCTAAGAAGGGTGACCAGCTGGAAGTATCCCTTGGCTATAAAGAGACAGGTGTTTTGCCTTTTGGTCTCTATACCATTGATGAGCCGGAGGTGCGCTGCCTGCCATATGGTATGACTATCTCTGGTGCAGGCAGTAATACCCGTGATCAGTTTAAGCAGAGTAGGTCGCGGCATTGGGATAATAAAACCGTTGGCGATATCCTGCAGCAAATTGCATCAGAAAATAATCTGACACCAATCATTGATGCGGATGTGTCGTCACACAAATATCCATGGATCGGCCAGCAAGACGAAAGCGACATGCATTTTGTTGAGCGGCTGGCACGAAAGCATGGCGCTCTGTTCTCTGTGAAAGGCGGCAAGCTGATCTTTGCGAAACGGGGTAGCGGTCAATCTGCCAGTGGCAAACCACTGACGCAGATAATCCTGACACCACACCAGATTGTAACGGGTACTTGCCGAGTAGTTTTCTCTCACCGCAAAAAGGTGAAGAAAGTGAAGGCTAAGACCCGTAACAGATCTGAAGCCAGAACAGATGGGGTTGAGGCCGAAAGTGATGCTGAAGGCACAGCCGATTTCACCATTAAAGAAAACTTTGCCGATGAGGCCGAAGCTAAAAGTGCCGCAAAGGCCAAGGCTGAAAGTCTGAAAGCCGAAACCATACGGACAACGGTCACAGTGTTTGGGGATCCGACGATCCGTGCCGGTGCGCCTTTTGCTTATGCTGATGTCCGTCCGGAAATTGATGGCATTGAGTTTATCATTGAAACCGCAACGCACCGCTTAGATAAATCCGGTTATCTCACCGATATAGAAGCAAAGCTAAAGCCTGTAGAAACAAAAACAGCACAGAAACAGAAGCAAAAAAACAATGCTGCCAGCACTGTGAAAACAAACAGGAATAGTGCGAAAACGCCTGAAATACCGCAGCCGGTGCCGCAAGCGCCTGCAGGCAACATCCTGCAAGGTCAGGTGGGAATTGGCCGTGCGTAATTCGTGGATCTCAGTTTAGTAATTCCACCGGCAATTGATCATTTAGCGTCGTAGCCGGACTGCAAAGTGAGCTGGATATAATCGTGCCAGTTGGTGCGGGGATCCGGCTTGTTTCAACGCCTATCATTCAAACAGCGTGCAATCATGAAACTTGTCTCCGACTGGAGGCGGGTGCTTCGCTATGCGTGGAGTGTTCGCCTGTTGCTGGCTGCTGCCATTCTTTCCGGCCTTGAAGTCGTATTGCCCTATCTGGGTGATGCTTTCCCTATTCCAACCGGCGCATTCGCAACACTCACCTTCATTGTGACGGTGTTGGCTTTTGTCATGCGCATAAAATCACAGAAAGTTTTTCGCGATGAGTAAACGTGCAAAAGCGGCTTTGGCATCTGGCCTTGGTCTGGTGGCTTTGACTGCAACCTATTTAACATCGCCGTGGGAGGGCATGGAAAACCATGCTTATTACGACAAGCTTGGTAAAGTCTGGACTGTATGCCTGGGGGAAACCAAGGGGGTTAAAAGGGGAGATAGTTACACCGATACGCAGTGTCAGGAGATGTTGATCAAACGGTTGGAAACTGATTTCCGGCAACCGTTACGCAAGTGCATCCGGACATTTGATCAGGCTCCTATCAGTGTGCAGGCATCCATGCTGGATCTCTCCTATAATATTGGCACCGGTGCGGCATGCAATTCGACAGCTGCCCGGCGTATGAACGATAAGCAATGGCGGCTCGCCTGCAATGCAATGACCGCCTTTAATCGCGCAGGCGGGAAGGTTGTTGAGGGCTTGCGCAAACGGCGTGAGCTGGGCGATGCGCAGCGCATCGGTGAGCTTGAACTTTGTCTGGCTGGTCTGACATGATCCAGATATTTGACGCAGCAAAAGTGATCGCCGGTGTCGCCATCGGTATCGTGCTCGGATCTGTCTATTATAATGGCGTCCCTGTTCTGAAAGATATTCCCTTAATCGGCGCGGCTTTTGAGGGGCAAGCGAAAAAAGGTTTAGTGCCGGAGTTTCAGGTGTTGGCCTTAAAGGCTGAACTCAACCAGCTCCAGTCCATTAAACGCGCCAATGATCTGGTCATCGAAGCTTATCAATTACAGCTGCGCAATGTTCGGGCTGAGGAGACGGCACGAATTGAGCAAACAGAACAGGAGATTGCCGGCTATGAAAAGCGGCTTGCTGATGCGGGGCGTGTTTGCCTGCTTGATCATGATGACATTAAGTTCCTGCGCCAGTGATAGATTGGTGCAGGAAGCTGCTGATCGTGCGGGGCGGGCACAGGCGGCAAGGCAACTTCCGGCCTATCCGGATGATTGCCGCAAGAATGAAGCTCATGCCCCGCTGACTGATGGGGTTGAGGTTCGGTCCGTACTCAAACGTGAACGGCTGGCGTTGGATCGGCAGAATGCGCGTACAGTTCGTTGTGCTGAATTTTATGACAGCTTGGGAGGGTAGGCCGGTGAACGATGATCTAAGGTGGCTGATTGGCACCGCGATAACCTTAGCCACGTTCTTCGGAGGTGCATTGATTGCATCATTCCGCTCCTTATCTCACGCACAAAAAACTGCAGAAGATCGCTTGGGCGCGGCGATCAAAGACGGTGACGATCAGCTTCATGAACGTATTAATCGTGTTCGTGATGAATATGTGCGCCGTGTTGATCTTGACGGGCATGTGAGCCAATTGCGCGAAGGTATGAAGGAACTGAAAGATGAAAACAGAGAAAGTACCAGAGAGATGAACAAGCGGCTAGATCAGGTGCTGGCCGTGCTGACGCAGGAGCGAAAATAGCCACCTCACTGCGTCATTATCAAATTGCTCGATGAGAGTGGCCGCTGCAACTCTTTCGCTATTTCCCAAGGCGCTGTCATCCACATATCAAACTCTTCCGGTTCGGTCAGAATGACGGGCATAGCTTTGGGATGGATAGGGGCGACAATTGAATTTGGCTCACTGGTCAGGAAAGCAAATAGGGTGTGATTTTGCTTGCCCTCTGACGGCTTTCTAATGCCGATCCATTCAGTCCAGATGCCTGCGAAGAAAAACAGAGGTTCGGTTTCATCAATCGCAAACCAGTGCAGCGGCTTCTTGCCTGTCCTCGGATCCGGCTCCTGCGCATACTCGCTGAATGAAGTTGCCGGAACAAGGCAGCGATTAGCGACATCAAGCCAGCGTTGCCAATGGCGGGATGAGATATTGCGCACATTGGTGATGCCCTTATCGGCTTCGCCTTTGACATACATTGGCGGGGTGGGCATACCCCAACTGCTTAATGCCAGTTCGGGGCCATCCAGATTGTTGCGCAATATTGGCGCTGGATAATCAGGATAGATTTTTTCATCAAATGACGCGCCATTTGTCAGGTCAATATATGACCCGACTGCTTGTTTCAGCTGAGCGCTGTGCATTTTGATATTATACAGATTGCACATTTCATCCTCCGCTTCCTAAGAAACGCAGGATCGAGTCTTTGGTTCATTTCGGCGTTTTTGCGCCATCGTCTTTGTGTTCAAAGCAAAACCATTCGACGCCATAGCGGCCGTTAAATCCCCAGCCACCCCATTTCTTACACCCCTCGTGCATACACCAGTGGATATAGAGTGCCTCTTGTTTGGCAGGTTTGCTTTCCCATGGCGGTGTGTCATCGCTCATTGTGCTGAGTCCTTATTCAAAACAGCCTCCTCATACCGCTATTTTCCTGATAAACAAAATACTCTCCCTGTAAATCGACCTGACCGGCAAGGATATCCACGCTGCTCGTGCCGCGATAGCTGCAAACATGGCAACGCAGTCTGTTGGGGAGCGTGTTGATGTCGGTATTCTCACCACACATCATCGCCATAAAGCGCGACGGTACATCTCTGACCCGTCCGCACCCTCCGCAGGTCAGGCGCAACAGGTCAAGATGACTTAAGCTGCGTAAAGTTGGCATCATGCCAGCCTTCCGGTAAAGCCGGACATTTCATCCAGCCGAACCATGGCCATGCGCATTTGACCTTTGCAGCCTCTAGCTTTGCATCGGGCGCGTTTCTCAATCTCATCCAGATAGAGTTGTTCGCGCCCTTTAGCTGTGCAGATCGTGGCCTTGTTGATGTAAACAAGCTTGCTGCATTTTTTGCAGATCATTTCCAGCTTTTGAGTGTCAGACAAATCACTGACCCTGTAATTGGTTTTCCAGTTGCCCAT